CGCATAGGCCACGGCAACGGCAACGGCCACGCTGCCGCGCTAGGATGCACCGACAAGCAGTCGTCAACCAGCCCAAGCAGCGCCGCCACCACCCCCACCCTCTTCGCCGGCGCCGTTGCCTCCCCCCCCTATGCCCCCATGGACCCGGGGGCTTGCCGCGCGCACACAAGGGGCTTCCCCTTGCGCGTAGCAAATTGAGATTTGGAACTGCTATGCCTCATGCCTCAATGCATAATCTTGACAACATTAGTAAAGATGGGGAATAAGGGCGATATGAACAACGAAGAAGGGAAGATGGGGAAGAAGGTGGGAGTATTGAACAGGGGAGGAGAGGCTGTGCGGAAGGTGAAGGCGAGGGGGGTGAGTAGGGAGTGGAAGAGTGTGAGTAGGGAGAAGCGGCGTGAGCTGGTGGGGATGAGTGAGATGGGGAAGGAGGTGGTGAGGTTGAGCAAGGCGGAGCGAGCTTTTATGAGCAAGAAGCTTAGTGGGGGGACTGTGGCTGAGTGTGTAAAGGCGGCGGGGTGGAGTGGTGCGAGTGAAGGGAACATGAGTTGGAGGCGGTGGATGAACGAGAAGATGGAGCGGTATGAGGCTGTGGTGATGAACAAGGCGGCGGAGGCGGATGTGATGAGTGCTATTGAGCGGCGGGCATTTTTAGCGGCAATGGTGCGTGATGGTGGTGGAGCGGAGGAAGGGAAGGGGATGGTGGTGAAGACGCGGTGGGTGGAGGATGGGGGGCGGGAGAAGGTGATGATGCAGGCTCCTGGGTGGAAGGACAAGTTGCGGGCGGTGGAGTTGGATGCGAAGTTGAGTGGGGATTTGAAGGAAGAGAAGGGGTATGAGGCGATAAATGTGACGGCGATATTGGCGGGGTTGGGGGGGACTGCTGGGCGGTTGCCGATGGAGATGGAGGCGGTGGAAGGTGGTGGGCTGAAGGCATTGCCGGAGGCTGGGCTATGAGCGTGGAGGTGGTGGACTTTGGGTTTGTGAGCAAGGAGGAGGCGCAGGTGAAGCGGTATAAGAAGCCGTTGAAGGATGCTGCGATGAAGGAGAAGAAGGAGAGGGAGGCCATGGAGAAGTGGAACAAGGAGTTGGCGGAGATTGAGGCGCGGAAGCCTATGGCGGAAGGGGTGGAGCCTGTGGTGGAGGTGGAAGTGCCTGAGTTGGGGGTGGTGCCTGTTGCTGCGTCGAAGGCGGTGGAGGAGTATGAGCCTGTGGTGCCGGCTGGGGTGAAGACTGTTGCTCAGTTGAAGGAGGAGGTGGCAGGGGATGGGGTGCTGAAGGAGATAAAGGCTGCGCCTGTGGAGGAGGTGGTGGGGAAGGTGAAGAAGACGAATGGGGCATTGCCGTGGGAGCGTAAGGGGGACAGGGGAAGCGCGAAGGTGGTGGCTAAGGCGTTGGGGGCTGACACGAAGGACATGGAGACGGTGGAGGCGAAGGTGAAGCGGCTGCTGAGTAACAAGCGGTGGCGGCTCAATCATCTTTACTGGATTGTTGATTCGAACATGAAGCGAGTGCGGTTCAAGATGAACAAGGTGCAGGAGCATCTGTACGCGAACGCTTGGTGGCGGACGGTGGTGCCGAAGTCGCGGCGTCATGGTATCAGCACGTTTTTGGAGCTATATGCGTTGGACGATGCGATTTTCAACAGGGACTTCACGGCTGGGTTGGTGGACTGGAAGGAGGAGGACGGAAAGAAGAAGCTGGCGATGATGAAGTTTGCGTTTGAGATGATGGACTGGCGGCCTCCGGGGGAGTTGGACAAGGACGAGGAGTTCTTGGTGGCTATGGGTAAGCTTGTGAAGAAGGGGATACAGGCGAAGGCGAATGAGAGTGAGATTCGTTTCAGCAATGGGAGTCGCATTTGGACGTCGTGCTCAGGGCGTGGTGGTGGGGCGCAGTTTCTGCATATTTCAGAGCTTGGTCCGAAGAGTTTGAGGGACCCGATTGGGGCGCAGGAAATCAAGAGTGGTTCGATTAACACGGTGCCTGTGGGCGGGAAGGTGTTCATTGAGAGCACGCACGGGGGCGGGCGCTTTGGAATGTTCTACGAGTTCATGGAGCTTGCCAGTAAGTTCAATGCAGATGGGGCGACGCCATTGGACTGGAAGATGGTGTTCTATGGGTGGGACTGGGACGACAAGAACAGCATTGATCCGGCGTCGGCTCCGAGGTGGCAGTTCCCGCGTGAACATGTGGAATACTTCGAGGATGCGGCGCGTAGAGGGAAGGCGTTGACGGCTGGGCAGAAGCTCTGGTGGAGCAAGAAGAAGCTGGAGCAGGGGGAGGCGATGGCGACGGAGTTCCCGTTGACGATGGAGGAGATGCTTTCCTCGACGATTGTGGGCAGCGTGTACGGGCCTATTGTGGCGAAGTTGAGGGAGGCGAAGCGCATCCTCGATTTCCAGCCGGACGTTGGTGCTCCGATGTATGCCTTCTGGGACTTGGGGCGTGTTGACCTGACGTGTATCTGGCTTGTGCAGTTTGTGGGGCCGGCCATTTACGTTATTGATTATTTCTCGTCAGCAGAAGTACACAGCAAGGTGTATGTGGACGTGATTGATCGGTGGGGGTGGAAATACAACAGTCAGGTGAAGCTCAACTTCCTGCCGCATGATGCGGACAACAAGGGAGGGATTGGGCCGTCATGGCAGGGGGAGTTTGCCAACTTGGGGATGAAGAACACGGTGTGCGTGCCGAGGGTGGAGAATCGCCGGCTGGGCATCGACCTTGTGAGGAAACTGCTTCCGCTTTGCTATTTCCACGCGACGAATTGCACGAAGGTGTTTGACGGGCCGGGTGGTAGGACGCTTCCTAGCGGATTGGAGGCATTGGAAAGCTACCGCGTGGAGCAGGTGAAGGATGGGCAGAACATGAAGACATCGCCCGTGCATGACATTTACAGCCACGGGGCTGACGCCTTTAGAACCATGGCGGAGGCGTTGTCGCTAGGGATGCTGAAGGGGAAGAGTGCAGTTGAGCGTTCTACGCGAGGGATTGCGGCATCAAATGCGACAGGCGACTTCGACGATGACGACGATGCTTGGTGGGCGCGGTCGAAGATGCGGGCGATTGGCAACGTCCATGGCGACTATGCGACTGGACAACGCAGGCCATTGAAGCTAGTTGGACGTGTATGACAACGACAGGACGTATGCTTTTTGGCGACGTTGGCCCCTATCCGATACTGCGGATGCGGCAGTGGTATGCAGACCATGCAGACGAGTTGCTTATGAGCTTCGATGAGGAGCTAGACCTGTACACGCTGAATGGTGAGGTGCATTCGACGAAGACGTTGTTTGCCATGTGCAGGCCGGTTGTTGCAGGTGCTGACGCTGCGCTTATTTGCAACCCTCGTGTGGAGTTTAGGGAGGACGACATAAACTGCTGGTTCATTGCGGCGGCGGCTGGTGACATCGGGCAGCTTTACAAGTGGGAGTCGCTGAATCTGCCATACATTTGCTGGGTGAACAGGGGAGATATGTACACGATTGAGATGGACAGGGCTAAAAGAATCTTGACCTCTGTACTAAACTTATCCAGATAAGGCGTCATGGGTGGCCCAAGCAAATCTCCTTCCGTCAGTCAGCCCGTTGTTGTCTCGACTAGCGAGGCGGCTACGAAGGCTCGTGAGCAGCAACTAGCTGCACTTCGTCGAAAAGGTCAGCAGAGCACGCTTCTTGCAGGGGAGCAGGACGGGAACACACAAGTGGCTACGAAAACGCTATTGGGTGGGGTGTAACAATTTATGAGCGAAAAGCCTTCAAGAGAGGAGTTGGGCCGGTGGGTGGTTGACCGCTACGACAAGATGAAGGCTGATGCCACGGACTGGCTCAACATCATCGACGAGGTGGCAAAGTACGTTGCCCCGCAGAAGTCGGATGTTATGAGCTGGGTGAGCCCAGACCTTCGCTCAATCAGTGGCAACCTTTATGACGACACTGCCGTAAGGGCCAACGACGTGCTTGCTGCTGGCAGCATGGCGAACATGACGCCGATTAACGAGATTTGGTATGCGGGCGTGCCTCCGGCTGGGTTGGCTGATAATGAAGAGGCGGTGCAGTGGTATGCCAAGTGCAGTGAGATTATGCGTCAGGAAATGGCGCGGAGCAATTTCTACACGGAGAGCTTGGGCGTGCTTCAAGATAGAGGCTGGGCTGGCACGAGTGCCATGTACAGCGAACTGCATAACGGGAGCCTTTGGTTCAAGCATTTTGAGGCCGGGCATTTCCTCATCGACGAGGACGACCGTGGCGTTGTGGACACTGTGGCGCGGTGCATTAAGTTTACGCATCGTCAGGCCGAGCAGAAGTTTGGGCGTAATGCGTTGTCGTCGAAGGTGCGGGAGGCGCTCGACGATCCCAGCGGCAAGAAATGGGACGACACGCACGAGTATGTCCACATGGTGATGCCGCGTCCTAGCGCATGGCGCGATGAGAATAAGCTGGACAAGGAGAACAAGCCCGTAGCCGACTTCTACGTTGACAAGGACGACAAGTGGCTTGTGAGCGAAGGCGGCTTCGAGGAGATGCCTATTTTCGTCACGCGCTGGGAGAAGATGCGTGGTGAACGCTATGGCATTTCTCCGGCGATGAAGTGTATGCCGACGATTCGCGAGACGAATTTCCTTAGCGCCTGTCTCTCTGCCGGCATTGAGAAGGCTGTATTTCCGCCCACGGCTGTTTACGACAATATGGAGGAGTCGCCCGACTTTTCTCCCAATGGCCTTGTCGTATTGGACAGCAACCGTCCCGACCTCATACCGAAGTCTTTGTATGCTGGTGGGCAGGTTCAATGGGGGGCTGACCTGCTTGCATCAAAGCAAGAGTCGATTCGCGCCACGTTCTTCAATGACATGTTCCAAGTGTTTACGGACAGCACGAAGCGCATGGCGACTTTTGAGGCGATGCAGTTGGCGGACGAAAAACTCGTTCTATTCCATCCTGCGCAAGCCCGCTATTACGGAGAGTTCATCGACCCGTTGCTGAGGCGCGTATTCGCCTTGTTGCTCCGTGCGAAACGGTTCCCTGAGCCTCCGGCGGTTGTGTTCCAGTTTGCGGAGAACAACAACGTAGAGCCGCAGATGGCCTACCAGTCGAAGATTAGCTTGGCGGTGCAGGCAATGCAGACGCGGAGCAGTTTCCAAGTGCTGAATATGCTGGCGGCCATTGCTCCGTATGACGCAACGGTGGTTGACCAGTTCGACTTCGTTGACATGGCACGCAAAGCGGCACGCAGCTTCAACCTTGCCGACAGCAGCATCCGCACGCCTGAAGAGGCGCAGACGGTGGCCGATGCGCGTATGCAGGCCATGCAGCAGCAGAACGCTTTGGCCATGGCGAGCGAGGTCGCTAGTGCCGCCAAAGACGCCAAGGCCGCTGGATTGAATCTTGCAGTGGGTGGAGGCGGCGGACAGTAGTTTCGCATGAACCAAAACACGCACAAGCCCATCTATAAAATAGTAACGTTGTTTCCTGGATTACTTCGGCCAACGTATTCCGAGGAAGAGTATCTATCGGTGGTAGCGCGTGAGGGTGCCATGCTTACATGGCTTTTTGTTTCGTTGTCAGTGCTATCACTTACATCTGTTTTCGCTACCGCTTTTCTTGTTATTGAATATCTAACAAAATGAGCATCATACACGGACAAATGGCTGACGTAGAGAAGATGCGTCGCAAGCGCGAAGAGGAGCGAAAAGCTTTCATCACTGTGTTTGGCGAACCAAGCACGCCACGAACCGAGGCGCAGCAGACGGTCCTAGAGGTGATTGCACGCGAAGGCGGCATCTACCAGCCCACGTTCATTTCCTCGCACATGGAGGAAACGCACGCAGCCGCCTATCGTGATGGCGGGCGCAATTTTGCTTTGGGCCTTCTCAAGCGAGTAGGCTTCATTGGCACTAACAACAACAACGACGAATAACACTATGGCAGACGCAACTGGAAGTGATGGCGGTAACTCGGCTGGCGCCAATGGCGCTGGCTCCCAAGCTGGAGTGCAGGGCGGCGGTGATGCCGCTAATCAACAGCAGGCTCAAGCGCCGCAAGGTGGCGCTGGTACACTTTTGTCCTCATCCCAAGAAAGTACGAATAAAAGTGAGGCACAAGGAGGCGGCGATGCTGGTGCTCCCGCCTTCACAATTTACGAGAAGGACGGTACGCTAAACAAGGCGTTCCTTGAAGCATTCCCCGAAGAGTCTCGTGCTGCGTTCTCCAAGGTGGCGAGCCGATGGAAAGATGCTGCCAATCTAGCCAAGGGCCTGGAAAATCTTAACTGGGCGGCGTCGCAGAAAGGTTTTGAACGCCCGCCTGAGGATGCCCCGCAGAACGTCAAGGATGCCTTCAACACCCGTATGCGCACGCTTCGAGGTGTCCCTGAGTCGCCCGACGGCTATGAGCTTAAAGCGCCTGCCGAGCTTCCTTATGGAACGAGCTGGGACGACGCCACGGCCAAGGAATTTGCAGCGTTTGCCCATAAGGAGGGCTTCGGCAAGGAGGAGGTGCAGAAGCTCGCCGAGTACCAGATGGGCCTTGAGTCGAAGCGTATGGAGGCGTACATGAAGCAACAAGACGCTGCGCTTACGGAGGCTTTCGGTGCAAAGCGTGCTGAGGCTCTGAAGAACGCTTCTGCGGCGGCTGTGGCGCTTGGCGTTGACGTAAACGACCCTTCGATTGGCAACAATGCCTCTGTCATCAAGCTTCTGGCCAAGGTGCATGAGAAGCTTGGAGAGTCCAGTTTCGTAGCAGCTAATGGCCCTAGCGACGGCGGTGGCTTTGTCAACTTGCAGGCCAAGGCGCTCGAACTTGGCAAGCAGGCCATGCAGGCGCAGGCCGCTGGAGACTTCGCAAAGTACAATGAGCTTAATCGCCAGCAGAGCGAGATTGCCAGAAAGCTTGCATCTTTAGCAAAGAAGTAAAGATAGCGTATTGACATCGCCTAGCGCGGGGCTATTCCTCCGTTCTAGGCGATGTCCTGTTTGCCACCCCAGCAATGGGCCTCTCAGGTGCCGATGGAAAGTAGTGCCGCTGGTGCGGGCACACGAAATCCGAAGTGTTAGTTAACTTCAATGTAAGGATTTCAAATGTCTTATACGATCCCTGAGATTTTTCATCAGAAATTCGCCACCAATATCGAGGCGGCGATTCAGCAAACCAGCTGTGTCCTCGACAGTACTGTTACCCCGTTCAACTTCGATGCAAAGTCGAAGTCCATTCTCGTCGGCACCACCATTGATTGGGCGGACGCCACCGATGGCCGTATGGCGCAAACCAACATCGGTGAGTACAATGCCACCCAGCGGTGGGTTGTCACTGAGAAGGTGATGGTCCCTGTGGCTCCGGCTCTCGATGAATGGGACGAGTCCCTTCTCGACGAGATTACGAGCCCCGGCTCCGACATCATCAATGCCATAACCTATGGCTACAACCGCATCAAGGAGAAGAAGATTATTGCAGCCGTCGAAAGTGCGGTGTCCATCGGTGCCAATGCTCCGACCAGCACGCAAGCGTTCCCTTCCACCAACATCATTCCGCATGAAAGCAAAGGCCTGACGTTCTCCAAGGTGGCGCAGGTCGCTCGACTTGCTCGTGAGCAGGACGTAAATCCTGCCGAACTCACTTGGGTCATTTCCGCCAAGGACGAGGAATACCTCATCCGCGGCGTCGATGAACTTCGCTCCAAGGACTTTACGAAGGTTGCCCCGATTGAAGGCGGTAGCGTCGTTGGTAGCCGTTGGATGGGCTTCACCTGGATTGTTTCCAACCAGCTCACCACGGACACCACCAACAAAACCGTCA